AGTAAAAAAAGTTGTGTGTATTTCTTTCTTTTTTCCTATTGAACCGTCCTCGTTTAAATAATTTATGGTTTTTGAAAAACCAACAAATTCATTCGAGTAGACTGTATTATCAATACATACGTTGTCAAAAAGTTTTTCATAAGCTATATAAATTACTTCCTTTTCGTTAAAATAATAAGGTTGTTTTTCAAATTCACCCTTTGAATTTATTACTTTTTCAAACTTTTTGATGTACGGAAACAAAGTAAAATCATAGTCTACTATGTTTGATTCTGTTAGTTTTAATTCGGGTTTAAGCGAATTAAGTATTTTTACTATTTTAAGCATAATAAACTATGATTTTAGAGTTAATTGTATGTTTTGAAGGCCTATGTGATGTGCTATTTGTGTGACTAAATAGAAAGAAGCACTATTCGATTCTGATAATGTTACAGCAACAGTACCATTCCCTCTATGACAAGTTATAACTCCTAATTCCCGTCGTATACTAATCACTTCCAAATCTGTTGCGGCTAAACCGCCTTCTATTATTCCATTCTTATATATATTATGATTATTAGTTGTTAACTGGCAAGAAAAAAAACAATCCGTATAATTCACATAACTTGAAACATCACTTATTAATCCAATGTAAGCACCTGTAGTCAACGTACCACCAACCTGAGTTTTAAATATAAAATCCAACTGAAAATCTCTATTAGATGGAATTAAAACAGAATTAGATTTTGTTCGCCTATCTTGTGAACTATTCAAACTATTCGGCATTACCTCTCCATCTGCAAAAATTAAATCTGATCCATTAATACCTAAACTTACCCAAGTAGATGCATTTGGAATTATTATAGTCTCTGTTGCAACAAAGAATTGACTACTAAACACAGCAACCCCACTTTCATTAGTTACCAATATATCGTGCCCTTTTAATACTCCATCGGTTGTTAATTCTACAGTAATTATCCTATCGTCAATTACATTATAAGATGTAATTAACCCTCCAATTGTCACAGTTGTTTGGGGGGTGAAGTATGAACCCAAAATAGACATCGTTACGGAAGTATCTGTGCTCACATACAATGGAGAAACACTTTTAATAACTGGCACTGGAAATGAAACTGAAACTTCTGACCAATCTCCTTCTATAATTTCAGTATCGATATCAGAAGACAGAAAAGGAACTACCCTTAAAAGTTTATATATCTTTCTATTATGAGTTACCGTAACAGTTTGATTTTTATAGACCTTTGCTATCCATGGATTCATTTTCTCCCCCCATAAATCACGGTCATCAGAACCCACTCTAGACAACTCATTATCAAGCACTTTTTGTCTATCTAAATCTGTATAATCATTTTCAGACAAACCTTTCCCAGCAACCTTATCTACTTTATTAACAATATCTGCTGCTTCTAATTTTACAGACAAATCGGGTTTTTCTTCTAAATCATTATAATTCCCTGAGAAATCTGAACTTCCGCCTGTTGTTTTTTCAATTAAATCTTCATCTTCTACTCCATCTTTGTACCAAAATTCGATACTATTAATATTTACTACCAATCCAATATGCCTGTCTGTTTTTGGTAATATTTGATTTACTTGAACTGTACTTACATACGGTAAAGTGTCATTAAAATACTTTGCATTGTTAGGCAATCCTGCCTCTATATATGTTCCTTTTGATAATGGTATTCCTGCTCCCATAATTAATTTAAAATTTGCATGTTAGTATTATGATTTCCTGCTACTTTAGAAATATAGAAATCGTATTCTTGATTACTCCATAGAGAAGTTGTTATAGATGTCCGCACTGGAGTCTTAAAAATTAAATCAATAGCTCCAGTATCTAATGCTGTTTTATAATACCTTGATTTTGCCGTCACATCTTTATGAATAGCAAACCAAACATACTGACCTGTACCGTTGAAATTTATATTTAAAGTACCGTTACTTGAACTTACTACTTTTGTTCCACCATCAATTAAAGATTGATTTGCTGAAGGGGAAGAACTGGATTTCCCGTAAAAAAAAGGATATATTACATTTCTTGACAGTGATTTACTAACAGATCCACTCACTCTACTCGAATTTAAATTAGAAGCAGAATTTCCTTCACTATCATAATATGCATCCGTACCTGTTGCATAAGATTCATTAACAACCCAAGTCATAGTACCTATACTAGCAGCGATATTGATTTGCCCAGTACTTGAATTTATTCCAGGCCCAGAATACACTTTCTCAATTGAACCTCCCGTTAAATTTGTATCGGATGCTCCATTTGAATTTTTAATTTTTCCTCTAGTAAATACTGAAGTCAAAGTATTAGTTAGTTGTGTTCCTACTTCCACAATGGAAGTCGCCCCTGTCAAAGAAACTGAGTTACTCCATCTAATAGATGGTAATATCAACTCAACTCCTAAATTTTTCAGCATTGTATTTGCATCTGTAAATGCAGGAACCGTATCTCCATTTTTATACCTCCCTAAACTTTTATTATCCGATAAAACTGCCGTAAAACTTTCTGTTTGAAAAGCAGTTCCTCCACCTCCTCCTTTCGGAATCACCACAGTTTCATCTGTAAGAGTCAAAGTAATTTCTTCTTCTGTTTCATTTACATCTTCTATCAGCTGTCCATCGTCTTTATGAACAAAAGAATCGAAGGTTGTTGAAAATTGTGCTTCTGTTGGTTTTGCATCTTTTACAAACCAACTTTTTATCATACTTAATGTTGCCATGTCTTATATTCCTTTAAATTGAATGAATGCTAATGTGTAATAGGGAGGTCTGTTTTCGTGAGCCTCATCACCTCCGTTGCTATAAATCACTCCCTCTACATTTGTTGACGGAATAGATAATTGCTCAGATTTTAAAACATAACTATGGTCCTCACCAACAGTAGTTGTATTCCCATTACCATCTGGAAACCCATCACCATTTTTTCCTATATATTTTCCAACAACATTTTTAGAAACCGTAGTCAAGTTATGAGTTAAATTGTAATTTGGCATTTGAGCTTTGGAAAGAGTAACTTCTTTTTCACCTCCAAAATTTCCAATTGATTGATAATCGTTGGTATTATCCCTATCATCATATCCTGCAATAAATCGACCTCTTAAATCTACCGTTTCATTTAGGCCATTGCATAAATACCATCCATTTGGAATTGTATTTAAATCCCCCGCAAACATTTTTATTTCATCAATAAACAATGCTGAGCTTAAAGGATAAACCCTTTTAAATTCACTCCAAAGATTGGACGTTATACTAGCGTCCAAAACTGCCGTTCTTTTGGTATACACATTTTTAGATTTCGTGTCTCCAAAAACACGTGTACTTATATCTTCCTGTATTCGAACTCCAATGGAAGAAGTAAGCGTCCCTCCAATAAACTTAAATATTTTTCCATCAAAATAAATATATCCATCTGAAACTGTGTTCGTATCTTCATTTAAAACACATCCAGAAAGTATTGTTTTGTTTCCTGCAACATTTCCTAATTTATTAAAAATATTATATGCTTCTTGCATCTCCGCAAGGGTATCGGTTTCCAATGGGAAACCTCCACTGTGTGTAAAATCTATCTCATTCATTTTTTTTATATTTATTTGGGTTTTAGTGTATATGTTTTAATTCCTTCTTTAAAATAATCAGTCAACGCGGTAACTTGATGTTTGCTGTCATTAAAAATATTCTCCGGTATATGTATTGTAAAATCAATTCCTTTTCCTTCATAAACACCATTAGAATACATGAATAAAGAACTGTTCTTATCATATATATATGTAGCTGTTTTATCAGGGTCAAGTTTCGTGTAGATATAAGTCGGAATCAACTTATCACTTTCTGATATTTCAATACCATTGTTGGCTCCAAAAATTTTTGTATTTAAAGCTTTTTGCAAAGAATAAATTTGCCCATTGTAGGCCGTTTTAAAAAGATTGTCTTCTCTAAACGTTTTCCATTTTGTATGCATAGTAACAATTGGCTCAACGATAGCATTTATTAAAGCTCCTATAACCTTTTTTCGTAAAAAAGTTGGCAACAAATTCTGTAATAACTTTTGAAAATTTATATCATACCACATATCTAATATTTTTAAAATCTGTTACCGTAAAATATCCACTACTAGAAATTTGTTTAACCTTTATAGAGATAGGGTCATCATACATTGGTAAATCCGAACTCCCACTCGATAAAGAAGAACTGTATTTGGCTTCTTTCAAGTGTGGAATTCTTACACCTTCTACCTGTTGTAATCGATCTACCAAATGCGCTAAAATCAATTCTCCATCAAAAGGCAATTCTTTTAAATATGCTCTAATTGCTTCTTCCACTGGTTTATTTCCTTCATTGGATATACCTTCAGCAGAAAGAACCAACGGATCTACATAAATATCAAGATCCAAATACAACTTATCAGGTGACTTGCTAATGATTACAACATGGGTTCCTGCGTATTTTATTCTATTAAAATAGTCTTTTACAGCGATTAACACAGATTGATCTTCAATTTTTTGTGGAACCTTACCAACTTCTTTTGCTATTTTAATTGCTATGGTTCCTGGCAATACACTTTCACTTACCGCTGCATACTTTACAATTTTAGATGCTTCAACCTGTTCTAAAGTTTTCCCATTATTATTAAATTCCTCCGAATCAGCGAGCAAATAAAAGCCCGTTTGAAACTCCAAAGCTTTTTGCCTGTACCAAGCCAATCGTCCACTTTTTTGATTGTCTAAAAGAGAAATAATTTCTTTTTTATGCTGTCCGAAAAGCAGCTCTAGTAAATAAATTGAGTAAGAGAAAATATCAAATAAAATATTTTCTAAACTCACCAAAGAGAATTCGTCTTCAAAAGATTTACCTGTCAAGCTATAAGCATTTTTAATGTGTTCGTTTTCTACAAACGCTGTCGTCATTTCGTTTTTTATTTCTTTTCTTGTTCTTGTCATTTTTTATCGTATTATAAAAGAAGTTTCTATTGCCATTTCTCCAATTCCTACATCTAAAGGAAGAGTGCTAGGCTTTATTTCTGCCAAGGTAGCAGGTGCCCTATTCTGGGTGTTCAAAAAATTTACTACATAAGAATTGGTAACTTTACTCGCAATCAAAATATCGCCTATTACCACATCCTCTGTAATGCTTTTCCCATTTAGCAATGCCATCTCAAGGACGTTTTCAAAACTGCCTGTTTGTTGCGTTACTTTGTCTATAAAAGACTGTCCTTGTTCTATTTTACTCATAGTGTGCGTCTATTTTTACATTGTCCAAACTATAGAGATCTAAATTTTTAATTTTAAGACCATCTCTAGCAAATTGTTCCCGTATTTTATGCCTGTATTCCAAAAGATTGCTGTCCAAAAGAATGTCTGAAAAGCCAATTCCCAATGTTGGAATCGCTTTGAAATCATTCGGATGCGCAATTAATAGAAAGGCCTTATTCTGTTCCAAAGTATTTCCTATAACCAAACCTTGGATTATTTTACCATCACCATCACTGTTTCTAATTGGTTCTATTTTTAAATCCAATACAGCATCTGTTTCTTCTGTGGTTGCATGATCCACAACTTGCAATGCATATGCTTTCATAGTTATGATAATTTTCCAGTAAAACTTCCCGTGACGGGTCCTCCAGATGTAGGAGCCACAAGTCCACTTGTATACTTTATTTCTGCATTTTTCACATAGTCATCTATTGCATTTGATAATTTTGCTGCAAATTCTACCGTTGGATTTTTTTGTCCTTCTTTCAGTTCGTCATCACGTTCCAAAAGATTGCTTAGAATAGAGACAATCTCATTTTCTAGCGTTTTTTTATTCAATGCCATTTTTTTATATTAAAAGTTGTTTAAAATTATTTTCAAAGACTTTAATTTTGGCAATTGTATCAGGTAACGGAGTCCCTGAGGGGCCTACTGACGTATATACCTTAAGTCCTTTGAGTATTTCAGTCAAATCTGTTAAAACTTCCAATAAAGAATAGTAGTCGTTTTTAAGAGATAACTTTTGATTTGTACCATCTATAAGTACTTCCAAGCCGTTTTGTTTATAGCATACCTTGTCTACCTTGTCTACTTTCGCTATAAAAAGATTGTCTACTTTTCCTGTTAGGCTAATCAAAATTACGGTGCTTCCAATTTCAGGAATCACCTGAAGATAATTATCCTCATTATTACGCGTTGCTTTTAATTTTACATCGCTAATTTCCAAACCGTTTTTGAGTTTCACCGTGCAATGATCGTCCACTACTTTTGTAACTATTCCTGTAATGGGTAAATTTGGTGTAACCTCTACAATTTCTCGCAAAGCCTTTTTTATTTCTTTCAATGTATCCATCAATTTTGTTTTAATCCTATTTCAATCGTTCTTTTTCCTCCACTTTCACTTAGCGATGTAGCCACAGATTTCACATAATAGTTCGCATTTTGAGACTCTTTTCCATTTATTTCAGCAAAATCGTTGTCGGTAATAGTAGCCATAAATGAAGGTTTTACATAAGGAACCAACCAGACATCAAAACTTCCTTGATATGTCGGTGTTGTTTTTATACGGAGTGCATTTTTTGCAAGTGCTTCCATAGATTTTTTATTCATAGACCCCACATTCATCGTTGTTTGATCTCCATCCAAACTCCCTACCTTTACTTCATTAACATTTCCTTCTAAATCTGTACTTTCAACAGTAATTCCATAAGATGCTCCTTTTCTATTTTTATATTCTAAACTAGAAGATTCTATATTTTGTTCCATTGCGTAGTTTGCAACACCTTTTTTTTCGACATAAGGAGGATGTATATGAAGTTCTTTCTTTTTTGTATCAAAATAAATATTGGCTAATGTTTCTTCTTGTATTTTTTTTAAAACATCAGATGCCTTATTCTGGAAAATTGTAAACTTTTCATATTGGATCTCATAACTGCATTTCACTGTATAAGTCGCATCAATTTCCTGTGTCAAATAATACGCAATGTCCTTCAAGGTTGCTAACTTCAATTCTTTGTCTTTTATTGATTTTCGAAATAGATAGTAAGCATCTTCACATATTATCTTCAAAGAATTGTCATTGTTGGTAATTTCTTTGACAAAACCACTAAATTCATTTTTCAAAGAACCGTTGTAACCCAAATCTATTTTCACCTGACTTCCTTCTTTTATTTGATCTCGCAATTGCAATCTTTCATTCATTACAAAACCAGGTAAAACAATCGTTGCTGTATCAACCAAATTATCTACAGATGAAATAATTTCACATTCTCCGAGAATACCCAGTCCATACTTTTTTCCATTGGTATCAAATTCAATTTTCCAGTCTAAATTGTACATCTATTTTTCTTTTTCGTTTAAATCGATTAATAAATTGTGTGTAAAATCGCTGTATGCTTTGATTTCATAAGCTTGTACATTCTCACCTTTGGTAAATGGAAAACTAAAATCTTCGATTACGATGTAATTGATATCTAATAAATTCAGAGGCTCACAATACACTCTTATAGCTCTAGGCTGAGTAAAAATGTTTTTTAACTTCTCAAAATCTTCTCTAGGGAAACATTGCTCGGTATTCCCCACCAACAAAGCACCTACCAATATTCCAGTAATGGTAATTTCATAATCGTCTTGATTCCACCGTTCCTTGATACTTCCTTGTAATTTCGCTCCTTTGGCAACATTCCTTCTTATGATGGTATTTTTACCTGAAATATTGATAATGGGCTCGTAAGGCAATTGGTAGTTGTTCCCGTTTTCATCTTCAAGTAGGAGTGGAAAAAATTGAGTTGGATCGGAAGTGCCATCAGATTTCCAAATAGCACCTTCTACCTGTTTGTCATTTGAAAATATACTTTTTTCATTTTCAAGTGGCAAAAAAGAAGGTACAGGAACTACGCGTTTTGAAAACTCGTTTTGGATAGCTCTGAATTTAGGAATGCTCTCGGCGACCTTAGACCCCATTAATGCGCTGTATAATATATCTGTTTTGTCCATGTTAATTTCCTGCTGTTGTTGCCAATGCCAATGTTCTTAATAAGGCATCTGCAGATTGTTCTTGCATTTGTTTTGCACTGTCTTTAAAATCATTTCCTTTGATATTTAATACTCCGATGAGCTCTTTTAAATTGATTGTAATAGAATTCTGCTTTGCTCCTCCAGTGGCAATCGATTTATTGGTCCTTTTCCCTGTATTGATTACCCTATTCTCTTTTTGTACACTTTCCCCCTCTTGTGCTCCTAAAAACCTTGACAGCAATCCTCCTTTTTTCAACTCTTTAGCACCTGTAGATTCCGTTTCTTTTTTAATTTTTATAGAACCTCCAGCTTTTACAAAAGCTTCTTTTGATTTTTTTAAAGCTTCTTTTACTTTATCGGCACTTTCTTTAATTGCTTTTTTTCGTTTTTCTGTATCTGCATTGATACTGGCTATCATTTTGTCATTTTCTAGAGCATCTCCCAGCCCCATGGCTTTTTTAAATTTATACCAGCCTAATTTTATTTTATCGATACCGATCATAAAACCATTGATAACCGTAGAAAATGCCAGCCTGATGCTACTCACATAAGCGGTAAAAAGAAGTTTTGCTCCTGTAATTGTATGTTTCCATGCTTCTCCCCAACCTTCGGTCTTGGTAACAACCCAAGTTATAGCTGCCGCAATACCTGCAATAAGTAGAGGAATCGCAATTATTGGAAGCATAGCCGCATTCAACACCCATTGTACTGCTGACCAAATTTTGGTAGCGGCCGATACTGTTTTCGTCCAAATAGAAGTTTTTTTCAAAGCCATCCATAGGCTGTTAAAATTACCACTGAACATTTTTTTAAAAGTTTGGCCAAGCTTTGCAGCTTTTACTGTTTTTTTAAGTTTGTCAATACTTTTTTGAATGTTATGAAACGGATTTTTCTTTTTACCGCTCAATGCTTTCCAAACACTTTTCAAACTCGTTGTCAGTTCTTTGCTTTTTTCTTTGCCTTCCAAAAAAGTATTCCACAGAGCATTTCCTTTTTCTTTAGCCTCTGCAAAGACTCCCCATAAAGCTTCTCCCTTGTTTTTGATATCAGAAAAATTTTCTGCTACGCTTTTTCCATTCGTTTTTATATTACTTAAAGAATTCCATAATTCTTTTCCTTTATTCTTACCATCGGAAAATGTATTCC